GCTTGTTGAGCTTCGGGGTTAGGTTGAGACGCTTGTTGCATCTGAGCCATAAGCTCTTCACGGTTAGACAAGCCCATGTTGTCAATAACAGCAGATACCAGCATTGGGTACATTGGGCTATCTTGACCAAGGGTTTGCAACAGTTGTACAAGTTGTGTAACCTCATACTCACGGGCAATAACACCCAAAGAGCTAGAAGGAACAAACTTATAATCGCTGACAGGGTAATGCTCAGGGTCAAACTGCATGTAACGCCACGCTGTCTTCTCAATCATAGGGATTAGGAAAGACTCTTGGAAGTTAATCAGGGTACGCTTGTGACGCTTAATGATAGCGCCCATAGACATAGAGACAGCACCAGCAGCAGCGTCACCATTGATAGTGCCGGGGATGCCAGCAGCGTCAATAGCGCCAGTAGCCATCTGAACCATCTTCTGCAACTCACCAGCCTGAGCGAAGGTTACCTGATCTAGGTTACCAAACTTAAATGGCTGGAGGATTTCAGCAGGGTTGCCGTTAGTGAGGATGGTCTTGCCGGGACGAATCTCTAGTTTAGCCCCACGAGGCATACGAGAGGCATCCATAGCCATCATTGGGTGGACAGTGAGGGCTAGGGCATCAATACGAGCACGTAACTCAGCATCCAAAGCCTTCTGGCTGTTATAACCCTTCTCACAGATACCACGACCCCAGAAGCGAGAGGGGACTACATCCCAAGGAAAGGCCACAATAGGGCGATCCTGCATCATGTAGGGGTTCTCTTCGATCTTCAGTAGCTGATCACCGTTGGCGATAACAATAACTACCTCAATATAACCCTCTTCCTTCTCTTCCTCTTCAGGCTTAACAGTTTTGGACAACTCATCGTCATCCTCTTCCATAATAGCGTCGTTATAGAGGTGCTTAGGGATTAAACCGTAATACTTGGTTAATCGAACCTTATCTTCGTCAAAAGAAGTGAGTTCTTTGTCTGCTTCAATGTCTGAATCAGTACTGGCAGACTCAAGATCAACATCGCGATAGATACCATTTTGAATTCCAATCTCTACTTGGTGTTTAGGGACAAACTCGTCAATCGCAACACCCAAAGCATCCTCAATAGAGGTGGCAACAGGGTCAATCAGGAAGTTCTGTGGTAGGATAGGGCGAAGCTTAACAACAACCCGGTCTTGAGTGGTGACACCGACAGCCGTCATAGCCCCATCCATCACTGGCTGAGTGGCTGGCTTCATCTCCTTGACTTCTTCTAGGACAAGTTCGCCAATACCAGTGCCAAAGACAGCAGAGTTTAGGATACACTCAGCGACAGCCTTNCGTGTCTTGGTGAATTGAAAGTCTTCTGACAATTGCTCACGTAAGAAGGCAATATCCGTAGNGTCTTGGTCTTGACGGTCATCACGGATGTCAAACCACTTACCCCGNCCAAAGGTAGCCTCCTCCACCTCAGCGACAGATGACTCNACGGCTTGCTGGAGGGCTGGTGAGATGAGACGTGAACGCTCTGAGTCACGGGTTTTGTCTTCTACAGACCAAATACCACGCCAGAGACGGTAGTACTCGTCAAACTTCTGCTCGTAGTTAGCGTTGTAGTGGTCTCGCCATTGGTCTACTTTGTCAATAACCCAACTTTCAACCTTCTGGTCGCTATACTTTTCGTTATCTTCCATGTTAATATCCTGAAATTGTGTCTAGGTACTCATACTCTTCCTCTTCAAAGTCTAAAACATAGGCTACTTTTGCAAGTTGCTCAATGTAAGACAGTGCGTCAGGCAAGTCATCGTGTACTAGCTTGTTTGGAAACTGAAATAATTGGTCTAGGAACTCGTTGTTCCAATCACCCTTGTTGAGTTTGATGTAACCATTCTCAAATCGACCTTGTAAAGCCCACACAACACGGTCTGTCTTCTTCTTATTCCCGTGTGTTAGCTCATCAACCCTAAAGAATGTCTGGGTTCTCTTCATTATGTCGGTCATGTAGGGCATAACCGCCTGTTTAGCGATGCCCTTCTCAATACCGACAGCTATAGGCTCGTACTTTTTTACAGCATCGAATATTTTCTTAGCAGTTTCACGTACATCCCACCTGCCATAGATAATCTCTGCTACCCACCAACCATTTTCGTTGGCCTTTACCACAGCCAGAGCAGTAGAGTCAAGCCGAGAGTTTTTAACACCAACAGAACCTTCGGCTTCAAAGCCAGCCAAGTCAACCGCAATGTAGTAATCACCTTCTGTAGGCTCCTCTTCGTCGAACTTCACCCACTCTTCTTTGAATAACTCCCCACCTGCGGCCTCGAAAGATGCCATAAATTCCTGCCNGAATGCAAATGAGGACATGCTCTTCTTAGCTGCCTCAATCTCTTTAGGGTCAAGTAACGGGTTATCAAATGAAGTGAAGTGGAAAGATTTGAAAGTGTCATCGGTTCCTTTTAAACCGTATTGATATAAATCGTAGAAGTGGTTTCGACCCATAGGCGTCCCAATAAACATGGCACGACCCTTCAAGTCAGCTAAGGCAGGGCGTAAGATTTGCTCCCACACCGCTGGTTTCATATCTGCATACTCGTCCAAGACAAGAAACTTTAGCGAAACACCCCGCATCGTTTCAGGCCGATCAGCACCTTTGAGACTAATAGTTGCACCATTGACAAGCTTAATCTGCAAGTTGTTAATATGACTCCCTGTAATAACAGGATGCCCAACTTCAAGTAAGACTTGCCACATGATGTCACGAGCTTGACCTTGCGTAGGAGCAACATAAAATACATGACCTCTCTCGCTTTGTAGCGCTTCAACAATTAGACGGTACGCCGCCAACCTACTTTTTCCTGTTCGGCGTCCAGCAGCGACAACATGAAACCTAGTCTCATCTGCCCACACTGTCTTCTGCCAAGGGAGTAGTTCAATTTTTAAATCACTCAATTATCATCCTCCAATACCAAACCCACCAGCAGCATTACCATCGCCTGCTGTTAATACTTTTCCTACTGAATGGTTCACATGTAGTCCCCCGAATACCCGGCTTCTGCTGCTGAAGAAGGGCCTGAGTAACCCCCACCGCCACCACTAGACTCACCACTACTGGAGCTACTGCTGTAAACGTTAGGGTTGGAACTAGGGGCTGGCGCTGGCGCTGGTGCTGGTGCTGGTGCTGAGGGAGGGTTGGCTGCTCCTGCCGCTTTATCTTCTGCTGTAGCTGATCCTGTATATACATAACCGCCATCACCTGATCTGATCGGGTTCCCAGCAGCGTCAGTCCAAATAGAACCAGAGGAAGGTGCTGTCGGTGTGTTGTCTCCTCCACCAGTTAACAAACCGGGAATCTCATCGTACCCTCCAGTCCCAACAGTTACAATTTCGTCAGGGTTGTTGCCAGCAGGAGCGGATGACACTGGTGTAAATTGGTTAGCTGCCGCACGTTGAGCTTCTACTAAACTCTTTCCAGCCGCTACCTGATCTTGAACGTAAGAGCTAACAGTTTGTGCTACCGTACCATATTGAGCAGGGGTGATGGTAGACCAGTCGGTAAACATATCCCCGACAATGTTTTGGATGGTAGGATCTGTGCCTTTAATATAACCTGATAGTTGCTCTACATTGTCAAAGTTGCTCGCCAATCCTTTAGCGTTAGCAACTGAATCCTTGTTAGCACCTAAACCAGCACCCACAAATGGGATGCCTAACACACCAGCAACTGCACCGATGGTGCTCAATGTCAGGTTACTTTGACCACTGGTGTCGCCTTGTAAAGATTGCAACATTGTGTCAATGTCGTTAGCTGCTTTCTGCTCAGCAAAGCTAATACCAATATTGGCAATGCCTCCTAAACCAAGAAACTTAGCTGCGCCTTTGACAGCATCGCCATACTTACTCAACCCATTCAGGGCAGCTACAGGATCGTAGCTGGCTAAGTCAAAACCTTGATCGGCGTTATATTCCCCACCGTTTTGAGCAATGTTTGCGGCAATAGCAGAGATTTTATCTGCGGAGCCTGACAAGTCAAACGCATTGTCAACAACACTCGCACTGCTACTACCTTGATAGGTATTACTTGTTGTTGTCGGCTCATCCGAAAACAAATATTGCAGTGCCGATTTACGTACAGCACTTGGTTTTAAAAATGGATTCTCAAATACCATACAAACCTCTTTAGTTTATTCCTGAGATGTAAACTGTCTTCTTGCCATCTTTCTTGGCAGTTAACACCTCACACTTATTGTT